ATATAGATAAAAATCCTGCCAATACAATTAAATCAGGTTTTCTTTTTTCAAATATTTTTAATAAATTTTTAGAAATTTCTTTATCTCTATTTAAAAGGACAAAATCAATCTTATATTCATCTGCAATATTTTTTGCCTTACATTCTCTATCAGCAATTATACAATCTATTTTTATATCATTTTTAATCAGTTGCAACATATTAGTTCCACTACCAGATACTAACACTATTATTTTAAACATAAAGAATGATCTCCTTTTTCAATATGCCCTATTTCATAAGCTGTTTCTCCTAATGAATTTAATAATTCAATGATAGGATCAACATCTTTTTCTTCTACTACTAATGTAAAACCTACTCCCATATTAAAAGTTCCAAATAATTCCTCTTCTTTGATTTTACTTCTTCCAACTTACTCTCCAGTAATACCTTTTTATCTTGGATAAGAGTTTTTTCCTTTAGGTATTCCTCTTTTGAAATAATTTTCTTTTTGTAGTTTTCATAGATGATTTGTAAATTACTGTTTAATATGGATATTTCCTTTAGAATATCTTCTTTTACTTTCTCATTATCTATAACCTTATCTTCTTTTAATGTGTTTTGAATCTTGAAATCTTTTAATTTTGATTTTATCCGTTCAATAAGATCTCTCTCCTTGATGTTGTTTGGCGTTTTCTCAGCTTTGCAGAAATAACAAAAATAACTTCTAAACTTATATACTTTATCCGAATTTTTCTTTTGTCTACTATCATTGCGAAAACACATACTTCTGCCACATTCTTTACAAAAAATCTTATCAGAAAAAATAGAACGATTTTTCTTTCCTGTATATTCCCCAAAATTTCGTTTTTCTTTTATTCTCTTAACTTTATCAAACACTTCTCTGGAGATAATCGCCTCATGAGTATTTGGAATGACTTTCCATTCTTCTTCAGGAAGTAATGTTCTTTTTCTTTTGCCTATTCGAGTTTCTCTGTATTTGTTATATACATAATCTCCGGTATATAGTTCATTCCTTGTAATCTGTGATATACAAACATTTGTCCAAGCTCTCTTTTTCACTTTACTTCCTGTAAGCAAATTCCCGGTATAATCTGAAAGTTTAAGTTCTTCTTTTCGTTCAGAGCGTGTGATATATCCCTTTTTATTAAATATATTAGCTACTTGAGTGCAAGAATATCCCTTTAAGAGTAAATTAAATGCCTCTTTAACTATAAAGGCTACCTTTTCATCAACAATAATGTGGTATTTATCTTTAGGATCTTTGATATATCCAAAGGGTGCTGCCCAGTTTGTATTTTTCCCTTGTGATTTAATCTGTTTAACAGAACTTCTTACCTTTTCAGATAATTCCTTACTAAATAAATCATAATATAGGGTTTTAAACTGTGTGTCTGTATCTAATCCGTTACCTTTTTCCTTTAAAGAATCATAATTGTCATTGATAGCAATAAATCGTATTTTTAAAAATGGAAATATATTACTCAAATAATCTCCAAGCAAAATGTAATCTCTTGAAAACCTCGACATATCCTTTACGATTATAGTTCCTACTTTGCCACCCTTTATATCATCAACAAGTCTTAAAAAAGCTGGTCGGTTTGTGTTTGTAGCAGAATACCCATCATCTATATATTCTTCTATTTCACTGTTTTTTAGAGAATCTTCACTTTCAATGTAACTTCTTATATAACCTCTCTGATTTACTATGCTTACACTTTCATCCGTTTTTTTATAATCTTCCTCTGAAAGTCTTAGATAGATGGCTATCTTACTCATACTCCACCTCCAACTGCTCTTTTATATCTTTATTGAGATTAAACCTAAAGTATATTGTTACTTGCTTATATTTTGAGAGTTCTATACGACTAATCAGAATATCAACCAGTTCTTTATCTATCTCTATGCCCTTGTCATTATCTAAAAGGCAAAACATAGCTTCTATGAATTTTTTAAGTTCCTTTTTTCTTTTCTTTATACTTCTTTTTTTATCATCTAAGACCTTTAATTCATTTTTTATTGTTTTTATTTGTCTATCTATCCTATTGCTTTCTGTTTTAAATTCACTTAAAAGAACTTCGCCCTTAACATATTTTTCATACTGTGCCTGTAGCTCGACTCTAAGAGCATCAATCTTTTTATTATTTGTATCTATTCCCTTAGAAACTTGATTTAGTTTTTCAGCACTCATATTTTCCAAATAAGTTTTGATGTGCAATCCTTTATCCTCTTGATAAAAATTTGAAAACATTCGTTTTAAAGTATCAAGTAAAATTCTATCCAGATCCGTTTCATAAATTCTAACATGAGATTTTTCTATTTTTAGCCTATCCATGCCTTTACAATAGTAGCAATAGCAGACTTCATCATTAACTTTAAGTCCCCTTAGACCATATTGTTTTTTTAGATTTCTACCACAAATGCCGCACTTTATAAGTCCATCATACTTTCCTTCTTTGGTGTAATCTCTTTGAATTTTTGCTCCGATATTTTCTTTTCCATCTTTTATAATATTTTTTAGTGAAGAATACGGTAATGTCCCTTTATTTTCATCTTTTAACTGCCTGATGTTTTCAAATATATCTTTTTCAATCAATGCTTCGTGAGTATTTTCCGTTATAATCCATTCATCTTTATCACGAAACTTGCTTTTTCGACTTGTATCGTGTCTATTTGAATATACTCTTTGAGTTAAATTACCGATATACACTTCATCTGAGAGGATTTTTGATATAGAAGAAATATCCCATTGTTTTATATCTTCTTTACCCTTAAAAACCCTACCGGTTCTTTTATATTCCGCAGGAGTCGTATATGTTTTAGTCAATTCTCTTGCGATTTGTATATTGGATTTACCCTGACTTGCAAAATGAAATATAAGTCTTACTACATTTGCTACCTTTTCATCTATAACGAGAACTCTTTTTCCCTCGTTTTTTTCTACCTTATAGCCATACGGAGCCATAGCTCCTATAAAAGACCCTTGTTTCATTTTTACTTCTTTGGAGGCTTTTACTTTCTTTGAAATATCTTTGGCATATAAATCATTGAAAATATTTTTTATTGCTATTTCATAACTTTTATCTGATTTTATACCGTCTTTGGTATCCAGATTATCATTTACAGAAATAAATCGAACTCCCAAAAATGGAAATACTTTTTCGATATAGTTTGCAATTTCTAAATACTCTCTACCAAACCTTGACATATCTTTTACGATGATACAATTTATCCTACCTGTTCGGATATCTTCCATCATTTCAATAAATGCTGGTCTTTTAAAATTTGTTCCAGAATACTCATAATCTTTGTATACTCTTAAAATCTTTATATCTTTTTCATTTGCAGCTTTTATACAAAGTTCTTCCTGCATTTCAAGTGAATTACTTTTATCCCTGTAATCTTCTTTTCTTTCCTGTGATAGTCTTGCATAAATACCGGCAATATATGTCTTTTCAGCCACTTTTATGACTTTTGTACTGATTTCTGATTGTGATATATGTCTATTTTTTGTTCTAGCCATAACACACCTCACTTTCAGCACTTACAAAACTTCTATTCATAACAGTTGGTATAGTTTTTGACTTCCTGTTTATATCTATACTTTTCTTTTTTATAGCCTTATCTTTAATGTCAGACTTATCCGTTTTTGTCATTTCTTCAAGCAAAGACAATTCTTCAGTATGATTAAACCTGACATCTATCGCCTTATCTTCAGAAATGAAAATTTTATCAATAAGCATTACAACAGACAATCTATCTATTTCAGATAAATTTTTATACCTGTTAATGTCAATGATCCAACTCTTATTTTTGTCAATCTTCCCCTTAGTGTCTTCCTGTTTTTTCAATCTATACTCTATACTTTCGTCTAACTTAGCCAATTTCTCTATATAGTTTTTTCTAAAAAGTTGATATTCTTCTTTACTGATAACATCTTCTTTTAGGTCAAGGTATAGGGAAGATAACAATTCTTCTGTCATCGCTTTTTCTCGTTTTAGTATAGGAATTTGATTGTCTTTCAAATTTTTATTTATATCTATATGCTGAACTTTGGAATGTAGCTTTTCGTTAAATTCAATATAAGACTTCATTATTTTAGACACCGCTTTTATCAAGGTTTCTTCTTTTATGCTATGTCTTGTGCAGGATTTTTCCTTGTTGTACTTTGAACAGATGTAGAATATCTCTTCTCTTTCTTTATACTTTACAGTCCTTCTAATCAAAGAATTTCCACATTCTTTACAAAATAGCATTCCTGTAAAAATATCAATTTTATCCTTGCCACGAGAGTTATTTAAATCTCTTTTAAGCATTGTATTTGCAATAGCAAAAATTTCCTTACTTATGATTGCCTCATGAGTATCTTCTACCCTTATCCATTCTTCTTTCTCTTTTTCTATCTGCTTTTTATTTTTATAGCTTAAAGTAATGCTCTTTCCTTGTAAGGTATTCCCAATATATACTTCATTTTCTATAATTCTGTTTACTGCCTTTGCTGTCCAATTTCCACCTTTTATATTTTGAAAGCCATTACACTTAAAGCCTTGACTTTCTTTATATTTTCTTGGAGTTAAAACGCCTAAGTTATTTAACTCATCTGCAATTGCCTTTGAAGAATATCCCAAGAGCTTCATATCGAATATATTTTTGATAGTATCCGATATCTCTTTATCAATCACTAACTTGTTTTTATTCTCCTCAGACTTTTTATATCCATAAGGTGCAAAGGCACTGATAAAATCGCCTTTTTCTCTTTTTATCTTCTGGGAGCTTTTTACCTTATTGGAAATATCTCGGCAATAGCTGTCATTGATAAAATTTTTTATAGGCAGTATTAGGTGTGTATCATTCATATCTGCACTTTTACTATCGTAATTATCATTTACAGATATAAATCTTATACCGTTTTCAGGGAATATTCTTTGGATATATTTGCCTGCTTCTATATAATCTCTACCAAATCTTGATAAGTCCTTTACAATAATTGTATTGAACTTTCTATCATAGGCATCCTTTATCATTTCTTTAAAATTGGGACGATCAAAATTTGCACCTGAATATCCATCATCAACATACTCTTTGATCATTGTAATTTGATTTTTTCTTGCATAAGAGTTTATAATTTCTCTTTGATTGGATATAGAGTTACTTTCTGTTTTTTCTCCATCTTCTTTTGATAATCTTAGATACATAACTGCCAAATTTTCTTTTGCTAAACTGTTTTTAAACATAAAAAAGCCCTTATAAGAAAATCATCTTATAAGGGCTTTATACTAAAGCTTTGTATAATTTTTAATGCTTATTTAAAGAGCTCGTATATTTCGTTGCGATAAAGCTGATTTATCTTATGACGCATCATCTCGCCCTTTGCAGACAATTCCCTTCCTGCCTGAAACTCTTCAGGAAGAAGCACAATCTTATTTATCCTTTCAAATAGTTTAAATCCTGTTTTTGAGTTAACCAGCTCTGCAACTTCAGCCTCATACATTTTCTGTACATTAGAGTCGTGTATAAGCTCAGTAACAGGTACATTTCGTAATCCGTTATTTGCAGCCCATGATTGGAGGTTTTCTTTATGAACAACTATCAAAGCACCCAAAGACCTTTGGTCTTGTCCCAAAACAACAGCTATTGAAATTAAGGGAGACTCTTGCAGTTTTACTTCAATCGGAACAGGCTCGATGTTTTCGCCGCCCCTTAAAACTATCGTATTTTTTCGGCGTCCTTTAAGAATCAACTCTCCGTCAACCGTCTTTATTGCAAGGTCACCCGTATCAAACCATCCGTCCTTATCGATAACTTCCGCAGTTCTTTCCGGATCCTTATAATAACCCTTTGTTACGGCATCACCACGCACAAGGAGCAAGCCTTTTCGATTATGAGGCAATTCTTTTCCGTTTTTATCGATGATTTTTGACTCAAAACACGCAAGCGGTTTACCCAGTGTTCCGAACACAGGTTTAGGCATCGGACGAACCGAAATAACGGGAGCAGTCTCGGTAATACCATAACCTTCCATTACATTTATACGGATAGCCCAGAAAAATTCGTCAACATTGGGAGGCAATGCCCCTCCTCCTGAAACACCTGCTCTAAAACATTTACCGAACTTTTTACGAATCGCGCGGTAAATAAGAATATCTCCGATGTAATAAAGAGGAGCTATACACAAAAGTGGAAGCACGGCCAAGATTGGATAGATTACCTTAGTTTTTCGCTGAAAGTGAGGACATTGGCCGGTTACCCTGCGCTTTAAACGCATTGTCTTTATTCCGACTTCAATAAAGAACAAGAAAAGATAGTAAAGAGGACGGCCTCTTTTTTTCATAGCCTTGAAGATACCGTCATAAACAGCCTCCCAAATTCGCGGAACAGAGGGGAAAAGAGTCGGATTTATCTTTAACATATCTGCTAAAAGAACGCTTCCTATCGGCTTTGAATAAGCAATAGTACCGCCTGAAATGATTATAACATATTCGCAAGCTCTCTCAAAGGAATGCCAAACCGGAAGAACCGAAATTGCTTTTTGGCCGGGTTTAAGGATAATCCTATCGGGAAGCTCCATAAGCTGAGTCATAAAGTTTCTATGGGTCATAGTAACACCCTTAGGATTGCCCGTAGTACCTGATGTAAAGATTATTGAAGCCAAATCATCGGTATCTACATTTTCGGCATATTCTTCAGGTTTAAATTTACCTTCAATCCTAGCCGACTTACCCAAGTCAATAATATCGGCATATGTATGGAATTCGATTTTCCTTTCTTTTAGATTGAATTCTTCTTCAAGCTTTTTAAAATCAACATTATCAATACTGATTATAGACTCCAGCAGGGGAATTTCTGCCAGATGGACAAGGACTTTTCGAATTTGAGCTTCATTTTCTAAAACGGCAAATTTACATTCCGAAAAAGAAAGAATATGGGTAATTTCCTGCTCGGTAGCATCGCAGCCGCGCGGAACATCTGCAGCACCCAGCGCCATAATACCCATACTCGCTTGCAACCATTCAAAGCGGTTGTCGGAAATTAAACCGACGTTTTCTTCCCGTTTTACCCCTAAATCAAGCAAACCTGCGGCAAAATCGAGGCTTTTTTCGAATAATTCCGTATAAGAAAACGAACGGAAATCGGCTGTGTCGTCTTTAAAATACTGAGCGGGAATAGCCGGCCACTTAGACGCGGAGCTTTTCAGCATTTTCGGAACGGTTTGTATCATTCCGACCTCCCTTAATAAAACAAAATATCAAACTTTGTCATTTTGACTTGTGTGGTGTTATAATATCCCATTTTAAAGAAAAAATCAAGCCGGCTGCAAAGCGCTCAAACTGTGTAAAGCTTTTTCGGCGTTTATGCGCTCTTGGGCGCTGTTAAAATACAGCGTAATTTCGCTGTCGCGCGCCGAGGCAACGTCGAGCACAAGGACTGCGCTTTGTTCGGTGTTTGTGGGTGCTTGTATGCGGACAATATCGGAAACGGGAAGTATTTTACCGTCGGCAATTAAAAGGTTTTTGTATATGCCGGCATTTTTGCGGCATATATCGTCGCGAACGGCAGCTTCTAACGCTAAAACAGCCGCTGCGCGCAAAACGATGTCTATAAATAAAGAAAAAGAGCGTATCCGTATAAAGACGAGCAAAGCTATTGCTGCACATAATACCACCGGGTACAGTACGTCTTTTTTGCGCGTTAAAACGGCTTTGCACTCTCCTGCTTTTTTTAACAATACGCGCTCGCGCAGCGGTTTACCGATTAAAACGGCGGCACCCAGCGTATACGAAAGAATTTCAACGGTAAAAGAAAGCATATGTATTCCTGTGCGTTTACGCGTATTTTGAACCTATGAGCATTTCGCACACCGCTTTTGTTTCCGGGTCGGCGTCTTTTTTTTTGCCGCCGGCTTTTAGCCTTTCCAGTTCTTTTAATACTATGTTATGGTTTTCCGGCGTTACTTTAAAGTTAAGTGCTGTAATAATGCCGGTTATCAGCATAATCAGCGGTAAAAAAATAAAGGCAAGTTTTACGCCGAACAGTGTCCGCTCTTTTTGCAGCGGTTTTTGTACTTCGCCGATACCCGAATACGGATACTTTATTTTTTCCAAAAGTAGCTTTAAATCGTACAAATCGCTTTTTGTATAAAAATCGGTATTCGGCTCGTATACGTAGGTGTCGCCCGTTTTGCGGTAAAGCGAAGTTAAAAAAAGTTCATAATCGGCGTCATGAAAATCTTTTGTATGTAATGAAGCTATAAGCTTTTCAAAAACCGCTGCAGGAATCACAGTTTTTTCTGCGGAAAAATCTGAGGCAAAATCCGCTGGCGTTTTTTGCCCTGCCGTCACAGCGGTGTCCTGCATTTCGATGCCCG